ACAAAAATAATTGGAATAACCTCAACGAACTTATGAGTTTGTGTGGTGGTATTAAGTATGGTAGTGGATATGAAGTTGAAGATTTGTATCAAGGTTGTTTAGATGAACTTGATATGGTTCAAAACTATTGGTTAAATGATGAATATCCATATGCAGTTAAACAAGGATTAGTAGAAGAAGTTCCTTATAAATTCGTTGGTTATGACAAATAGTTGGTATTATCGAGAAATGGGTTCTCGTAACAAAAAGACAGGTAAGTTATCGTATTATCGAGTACGAGTAACGGATTATAAAATCGATGGTTGTGATTGTAAGGCAAGAGAATTTCGTAGACATTCACCTTGTAAGCACATGAAACGATTACAAGAAAAATTAAGCCACTTATCAATTTAATGAGTTACATCTCTGATATATTACCATATTATATCGATAATGGTTTAAATAGTACAAAAGAAACTATTACGGTTTTAAAACATATAGAAGGTGTTTTAGAAAATAATATCGAAGGTGATATTATTGATATGGGATGTTATAATGGACACTTATTGTACCATATACAATTACTATTAGAAAGACATAAATCAGATAAATCTTTATATGGTGTTGATTCATTTGAAGGATTGCCTGAATTAATGGATTGTGATAAACATAATAATAGTTCTTTAATTAAATTTGAAAAGGGTGATATGAGTGAGGCTCATATTGATGATATTAATGAAAAATTTAAAGATTTAAAAAAACCAATTATATTAAAAGGATTTTTTAATGAAATTGATTTAGAAAAATATCCTAAGAAAGTATCGTTGGCTCATTTTGATGGTGATTTATATAAATCAATAATGCATAGTTTTCAAATTATTTATCCAAGGTTAAGTGATGGGGGTGTTATACTCGTGGATGACTATACATTACCGGATTTACCTGGCGTTAAAATAGCAACTGATGAATTCCTTTCAGATAAAGTAGGAACTTCATATATATTAAATGGGAAATATATTTTTATAAAACATAGAAACAAACAAACAATTTAAAAATGGCAGATATATTAGGAAAACAACCAAAACAACCACAAATCGATTTAAAACAAGCAAAGGAAATGGTTTGTACAAATTCTGAATGTGATGGAACTGTATTTATTCCTGGTACTAAATTCTTAAAAGTATCGAGATTAGTAACAGGTACAGCAAAAGATGCAATCATACCCGTAGAGTTATATCTTTGTGGTGATTGTGGAGAAATAAATACAGATTTATTACCTGATGAATTAAAACCTGTTATTACAAACTAAATGCCAAAATCACTTTTTGACCATATCAAAGCAGTTACACAATTTCAAGACCCAAAGTATTGGGATAAGTTAGACGATGGAGATAAGCGTACTTGGTCCAATTATATGATTCATAGATTCCTTTCGATGAATCCTGATTGGATAGAAGTTCTTTCAGAAATACAACCATATACTCAAGTATTAGAGCCGAAACAATTATATCTTTCTCTTATAGGAATCATTCCAAAAGGTAGATACTTTTTAAAATATACTAAAGGTAAAGGTGAAAACAAATATGAATCTTTTTTAATTGATATTATGAAACAAGATTTTCAATGTTCTAAAAAAGAGGCAGAAGATTATTGTGAAATTCTTTACTCAACACGAGAAGGTAGAGAAAACATAAAATACATTTGTGAAAAATATGGTATCGATAAAAAACAAATAACTAAGCTAAAATTAAAGGTTTAAATATTTGGATAATTCAAATAATTTTCGTATATTTACATTGTAAATAATAAGATATGAAATACGACCACAATAATCCATTAACTGACGAAGAACTAGATAAATTAGGTAAAGAAGATTTCGATGGTTTTCTTGAATACCTTGATGGACAGAGTGATTATTTAAAATCTAAAACAAGACCTCTTAACTCACACGAAATGAAAAAGTTTGCAGCCATGGCGGCCGCAAATGAAGGAAGAATGATTAGTGATGAAGAACTTGAAAGAGCTAAAAGGATTGGTAAAGAAAATGAACAAAAAGTAAAAGATAAATGGCGAAAGTAAGTTACTCTCAATATGGAATGTATTCAACGTGTCAAGAACAATACAAGTTGAACTACATTGATAAGTTGGGAACATCCTCAGCAAACATTCACACGATTTTCGGTTCAGCAATGCACGAAACAATCCAACACTTCTTGGATGTAATGTATAACGTAACCAAAAAACAAGCACTCCAACTGAATCTTGAAAAGATGTTATACGATAAACTCGTAGAACATTTCACAAAAGAATCAGAGAAGATGGTAGATGGTATGTATCCATGTACTAAGGAGGAATTGGGTGAGTTCTACGAGGATGGAAAATTAATTCTACAATATTTTACCAACAAGTTAGATAAACTCTATCACAAGAGTGGATTTGAGTTGGTAGCGATAGAACAAGTACTTAACGCAGAAGTAAAACCTGGTGTACACTTTATTGGTTTTATCGATATCTTACTTAAAGATAAATCATCTGATGAGTACATTATCATTGACCTTAAAACTTCAACAAGAGGTTGGAACAAATATCAGAAAGCTGATAAGATAAAAACCTCTCAAATGTTATTGTATAAAAAGTTTTACTCTGAAAAGTACGATATTCCATTGGATAAAATTAAGGTAGAATATCAAATCCTAAAACGTAAAATATCAGAAAACTTCGAATACCCTATACCAAGAATCTCAAAATTTGTACCAGCAAATGGTAAACCCTCTATAAATAATGCATGGAAAGGATTTTCTAACTTTGTAGATTCTGTCTTTGGTGAAGCTGGAGAAATTATCCAAGAATCTTTCCCGCCCAACAAAGGTAAACAATGTGATTGGTGTGAATTTAAAACAAGAGGCCTTTGTTCTGCTTGGAATTAATTTATATATTTTTTTGTTTAAAAAATAAATATGTATATATTTATACATAAACAATAAAAGGATAGTTATGGCAGATACAAAATTAACTACGGTAAAAATTATAAAAAACCTTTACTCAAAGTTTAAAAAAATTTCATTTGATTCAAACATCACATTACAAAAATTAGTAAATCGTTCGGTAAACAAATATATCGAAGATGAAGATTTTAGAAATGAAATTAACAACTATGACCAACTTCAAGAAAGTGGTTCACAATTTTAAATCAATTTAAATGGCAAAGAAAAAGATTCTATTACTATCAGATGATTTGAGAATGTCCTCTGGTATAGCAACTGTATCTAAGGAATTAGTTTTCGGTACATTTGAACACTATGATTGGGTTCAATTAGGTGCAGCAGTAAATCATCCAGAAAAGGGAAAAGAAATAGATTTAGGAGAAGATGCTCGTAAAATTAGTGGAGTAAAAGATGCTTCACTTAAAATTATACCATGGACAGGTTATGGAGATGCAAATATTCTTCGTGAGTTGATTATGAGACATCAACCAGATGCAATTCTTCACTTCACAGACCCAAGATATTGGAGATGGTTATATGAGATGGAAGCAGAATTAAGACAAAACATTCCAATCTTATTCTATCATATTTGGGATGATTTACCAGACCCACATTATAATAGAAATTACTACGAATCGTGTGATTGGTTAGGCTGTATCTCAAAACAAACTTATGGTATTGTAAATAGAGTTGGAAAGATTGATTCAGAAACAATCAAACCTTTAGAAGATTGGCAAGTATCTTATGTACCTCATGGTATTAACTCCAATACTTTTAAACCAACTGATGTACCTGAAGATTTTAGAAAAAACTTATTAGGTGATAAGGATTATAAATTTATCCTTTTTTGGATGAATAGAAATATCAAAAGAAAACAACCTTCAGATGTAATTTGGGCATTCAGTAAATTTAGAGATGGGTTACCTGATGAAGATAAAGATAAGGTATGTTTAATAATGCACACTGCACCAAAAGACCAAAATGGAACAGATTTGATTGCAGTTGCGGAAAAGATTGCACCAGATTGTGATATTAAGTTCTCGGCTGATAGAATTAATCAAGACCAACTAAATTATTTACATAACATTGCAGATTGTACTATCAATATCGCAGGTAATGAAGGATTTGGTTTAGTAACTGCTGAATCAGTTATGGCAGGAACCCCAATTATTGTAAATGTTACAGGCGGAATGCAAGACCAATGTGGTTTCAAATTAGATGGTAAGTATTTAACTGCCGATGATTATAAACAAATTGGTTCTCTACATAATTGGAGAGAGTGGGAAGATAAAGTAACACATGGTGAGTGGGTAAAACCAGTATGGTCTCGTGCTCAAACTATGGTTGGTTCAATTCCAACTCCTTATATCATTGACGATAAAGTTGATGTAGTAGAGGTTTCGGAAGCAATTCGTTATTGGTATGATAAAACACCACAAGAACGAACTGAAGCTGGTTTAAAAGGTAGAGAAGAATTCTTGGGAGAAATGGGATTGAATCATACAAATATGTGTCAGACACTTGTAGATGGAATTAAAACTACCTTTAAGAATTGGAAACCAAAAGAGAAATTTAATGTTTATAAAATTAGGTAATGGGTAAACCAATCTTTATAGTAAGATTTCCTGGTTATTGGACAAATAATCAAGTTAATGAATCTCGTAGAGCAATTCATAGTATGAAAGAACTAAACGAGGATTATCATGTATTAACTTTACAAGATAATGAAATCGAAACTACAAGATTTGAATGTTATAACTCACCACACGAACCAGAAAAATTAGAAGAAATAACAAGATTAACTAAACTCTCAATTGAGAGATGTTTAAGAAACGAAGAAGAAAACAGATTAAGAGAATTAGAAGATGAATAAACCATTATTAGTATTTCAGGCACCA